ATAGGAAAACACCTCGCCAGTTCCCTACCCCCTTTTGGGGTAAAGCCAACCCCCTCTCCTTGGTAAGGTATATATAAAAAAAAACACCCGAAGGTGCTTAGTCTCTTTCTTTTATGTGCATCAGTAGAGATCCAAGGATGAACATAAGCAAACCGAAGCATACTGTAGTTAGTGCGTCAAACATAATTTAAAATTTTCCTTTAACAGTTCCACCTGGTCTTTTTATAATCCCACCGAATCCTTTATTTTCTTTTATACTTTCCATATACTCTTCGCAACACATTGCATCCGGGCAAACCACCTTACCATCTACTACTTTAATCTTGTGTTTAGTGAGCTCTTTTATCTCACCACACAAACTGCACTTGAATTTTGACATACCTAATTATTTATTATTTAGCAGTAGGGGAAGGACTCGAACCTTCACGCAGAGGTTCACAACAGGACATAATCATATACCTCAAAGGGTGATATGTTAATGGATAATCCACTATCCTAGAGTTCCCTTATGCTGCACCCTCGAGACAGGAGGGCTTGTCTGCCAGTTCCAACACCCTACTTTGTTGTAAAGTACATCGCTAATATATATCCAATCGGCAATATAATTGCGACTGCGTAGATATAAGTTTCTGCCATAACTTTAATGTTTTTGAGATTGGAGGGACACCCCCACAGTATCCCTCCCTCAAGTGCTGATTTCTAAATCCGAAAATTTAAAAAACTTGCCTACCTAATGAAATTTAAACCCTTATATTTAATTAAGGTAGGACTTAAATGCCCAACTCACGCTTGGTACTCTCGTGTGACCCAACAGGATTCGAACCTGAAATCTACATCTTGACTTGGATGTCGTTTTAACCAATTTAAACTATGGGTCTTTCAGGATCATAACCGACTTGTTATGTTTTAAATAGTAGGTCGTACTATTCCTTTTTTCACTTGCTGATGAACAAATGTACAAAATAACTATTTAAATACACAAAAAAAAAGGCAGAAATACACAAAAAAAAGGTTAAAATGCTTAAAATCAATAAAATAAAACGTAGGGGTCATCGATACCCTATCGATGGGGTCAACGATACCCCTAAGGATAAAGATAAAGATAAGGATAAGGATAAAGTATAATTAAAACTAAATTTATTTTTTTATATAAATAATTTTTTATATGTTTACGAAAATGAAAAGACTACCAACAGAAATAAAAAAGCAAAGAGGCACGTTAAGAGCAGATAGAACTAACTCTAACGAACCAACACCTCCCTTAAAAATCCCACCTGTACCAACTTGGCTATCAGAAGATGGGCAGAAGTCTTTTATTGAGTTATCCCAATTACTACACAATATGTCTGTACTTACAGAGGCAGACGAGTTATCTCTGACATTGCTTTGTGATGCTTATAGCGATTACAAACAAGCCAAAGAAGTGATAAACACATTAGGGCCTACTCAAGACGTAACATCACGAGAAGGACACACAAAGTCTATACAAAGACCTGAAGTAATCATAGCTAATCAAGCATTTGTAAGAGTCTTTCAGTTGCTAAAAGAATTCGGTTTAACACCATCAAGCCGGGCAAAGGTGAATGCTATAGAGCAACAGGCGAATAGTCCGGATATTAAAATAGAAAACTTCTTTAGTAATGACTAACTTAGATAACATAAACGAAAAGAAGTACTACTATGATGAGGCATCTGCAAACAGAGCGGTAGACTTTATAGAGACTTTTTGTTTACACACTAAAGGTGATTTAGCAGGTGAGCCATTTATACTAGAAGAGTGGCAAAAGAACGACATTATCAGGCCATTGTTTGGATGGAAGGCAAAGAAGACTGGTCTAAGAAAATATCGGCAATGTTTTGTCTTTATACCACGTAAAAACGGAAAGACGAACTTAATGTGTGGTATCGCCCTGTATATGTTGTTTTCAGATGGTGAGAAGGGTGCAGAAATTGTTTCCGCAGCAGCAGATAAATTTCAAGCTAGACTGTCATTTAGTATATCTAAAAATATGGTTATACAGAGTCCGGAGTTAGCAAAGAGAGCAAATACATACAGAGACTCGATTACTTACGATAGAGTAGGTTCATACTACAAAGTTATCTCTGCTGACGCTGATACTAAGCACGGCCTAAACCTGTCTTGTTGTTTATTAGATGAGATACACTCTCACAAGAACAGGGATCTATACGATGTACTTCTTACTTCTATGGGTGCTAGGAAAGAACCACTTATGCTTGGTATTACTACTGCCGGTGTAGGTGATTTGAAGAACCACATAAGCAAAGAATTATATAATTATTCTAAGAAACTTATTGATGGTGTGATTAAGGATGATACATTCTTAGCAGTAGTTTATGAGGCAGATGAGGAAGATGATATTTTTGACGAAGAGGTCTGGAAAAAAGCAAATCCGGGTTATGGTACTATCATAACTGAAGAATATATGAAGCAACAATCTCTAAGGGCTAAAAACGAACCATCTTTTGTACCAACATTTAAAAGACTACATTTAAATCAATGGGTTAGTAGTGAAGTCAAATGGATTACGGATTCTCAGTTTATGGAATGTGATGGCGAGGTAAATATAGACGAATTGTATGGTAAGCCTTGTTACGCAGGTTTAGATTTAGCTTCTGTACGTGATGTTACTTGTATCACACTATTATTCCCACAAGAAGATGGTACATATGACCTATTATTGTACAATTTTATACCTGAAGATAACGCTTACATAAGAACAGAAAGAGATAAAGTAGATTATCTTAGATGGAAAGAAGAAGGTTATGTAGAGCTTACTCCGGGTGATGTTTGTGATTACAATTACATAAAGCACAAAATTAGAGAATTGTCTAGTTTATTTGATATAAAAATGATGGGTTATGACCGATGGAACTCGTCTCAATTAGTTATAGATGTCACAGAAGAAGGCATTTGTCCTATGATACCAGTAGGTCAAGGATTTAGAACTATGTCTCCTGCATCTAAAGAATTTGAAACGCTTATTTTATCAAATAAAATCAGACACGGAGGTAACCCTGTTCTTAGGTGGATGATGTCAAACGTAGTTTTGAAAATCGACCCGGCATCCAATATAAAACCTGATAAAAGTAAAAGTAGTGAGAAAATTGATGGTATAATATCTACTTTAATTGCTTTATCTGAGGCGATGCAAAATAAAAATGATAATGATGGATCAGCATACGATGACAAAGAAATATTCTTTATCTAAAAACGAAATAATAACAAGGGAGCAACCTATTATTCGACAGATATGCGAATCTGTTGCAGGTAGGAATCAAGATTACCATCTTGTATCTGACCTAATTCAAGAAATCAATATAATTCTTTTAACACAATCAGATGAGACAATTCAATCATTATTTGAGACTAATTCTTTTAGATATTACGTTGCTAGGATTACGACTAATCAAGTATTGTCTAATAGTTCTCCTTTTCATAAGAAATACAGGGACAAAGGTGTCAAGGATGCTCCTATATATGATGATTATGATGCTTCGGCGGATAAAATATGGCAAGAAGCGTTAAATATACCTAACAAATTTAATAAAGATGTGATTATGTTAAGGTATGAATACGACCTTAAAATCAGAGAAATAGCCAAAATTAAAGGGGTCACAGAACGATATATCTACAAAACATTAGCTAAATCTCAAATAAATTTGAAAAATAAGCTAAAAAAGTAGTTCAGTATATTGGTCTTTTTACTATTTATTAATGTATAACTATTCAAAGAGCTTTGGGTTTATTAGATTTTTTCAGAAAAAACAAGACTGATAAAGAGGTTAGGTCGATATTCGGTTCAACCATCATTACCAGTTCTTTAAGTGCGTCAGGCGAAACAATATCAAAAGACCAAGCGGTCAGAATCGCAACAGTATGGTCGTGTGTACGAGTTTTGTCTGAGACAATAGCTTCCCTTCCCATCTGTCTATATTATAAAGATGATAATAATAGAAAGATAAAACTTAATGACGATCCTTTGAATAAGTTGATTGGTGAACAACCCTCTCCTTTATACAATTCTTTTATGTTCTTTGAAAGAGCCTTGGTTGATTTATCATTTGATGGTAACTTCTGTGCATACATAGAAAGAAATCAAGGCGGTTTACCAATCGCCCTTCATCCAATACAATTTAAAGACGTTGATGTTTATACATCTCCTGATGGGAGGGAAGTTTATTATGAAGTTACTCAAAACATAGATACCCCTTACCCATTTGTTGGAAAAGTGCAATCAATGAATATGATTCACATTAAAGGGTTATCTTTTGATGGTGTTATTGGGAAGCCACCTATTCAAGCAGCAGCAGAGACTTTAGGTATATCTATTGCTTTAGATAAACACGCAGGATCTTGGTTTAAAAATGGTTCACATATGGGCGGTGTACTTAAACACCCCGGAACACTAAAACCTGAAACTGCAAAAAGATTAAAAGAGTCTTGGAGTGCTAACTACCAAGGAACGATAAACGCAGGTAAAACTGCAATTCTTGAAGAAGGTATGGACTGGGTTTCTAGAACTGTACCTAACAATCAAGCCCAATTCATAGAATCTAGAGAATATCAAGTTAGTGATATTTGTAGGGTATTTAGAGTTCCCAATCACTTGGTTAACGATCTTACAAAGTCAAGTTACAACTCTATAGAATCACAACAAATAGATTTTGTAGTTCACACTATCACACCTTGGATTCGTAGAATAGAAAGCGAATTAAATGCAAAACTCATCCCTGCAAAGGATAGAGGTTATCAATATTTTAAATTTAATCTTACTGCACTTTTAAGGGGTGACTCAAAAAGTAGAGCAGACTATTATAGAACACTCGTAAACATTGGTGTTATGAGTCCGGATGAAGTTCGTTCTTTAGAGGATATGAACCCGATGGGTGAACAAAGCGAAAAAGTTTATATGCAATCTAATATGTTGCCTTTAGATAAACTTGGTGAGGCTACCTCTAGAACTGATTTAACCGAAGAATAATGGCTTTAAAAGACGTAAATACTACTCCAACCTCAGGAATGCGAGAAGAGGCTCGTAAGGGCTTAGAATGGAGAAAAAAGTATGGTCGAGGCGGCACTTCAACTGGAGTTTCTAGGGCTAGAGATATAATAAACGGAGATTTATCAATCTCAACGATTAAGAGAATGTATTCATTCTTTAGCCGACACGAGAACAACAAGTCTAAACACTACTCTGCAAAAGAGAATGATGGTGGCCCGACTGCTTGGAGAATTGCTTGGGCATTGTGGGGAGGAAACGCAGGATTTAGTTGGTCTAAGAAAAAAGTTAAAGAGATTGAACGAGAAGAAAAAAGTTTTGATATGAAAGACAATAAAGAAATAAGAGTATTTACTGCTAAATGCGAGGTTCGTAAAGACGATGAATCTGAGGACTATCGTGTTAGTGGTTATGCAGCTCTGTTTGACCACGAAAGTAGAGATTTAGGTTTTAGAGAAACAATCTCTCGTGATGCTTTTAATGGTCGATTAGAAGATAACGTGATACTTACTTACAATCACGATATGAACGCTATCCTGGATCGTAACCAAGGTGGTACACTTAAACTCTCAGTAGATGAGAGAGGACTAAAATATGATGGAACTTTACCAAACACTTCTACAGGTAACGATGTCGCTGAACTTATGCGTAGAGGTTTATTGTACGAATCGTCTTTTGCTTTTACAGTTGAAGATGATGAGTGGACTCAAGATGGTGATGTCCATAAAAGAAACATTAAGAAAGTTGCTAGACTATTTGATGTTTCTATAGTTGGTGTAGGGGCTTACTCCAATACCGATGTTGCTTTACGAACTCTTGAACTGATCAAAGAAGAAATTTCTGAGAAAGTTGAAGAAGTAGTAGAGCAAGAACAAGTATGCGATAGTGAAGAAACACTTAATAAAATCGGATTATTACAAAATGAATTAACACTTAAAAGTAAACTCTAAATGAAAAATTCTGTAGAATTACGTCAAGAGAGAGCAAGTTTGATTGAAGAGTCAAATGTAATGCTTGAAACTTGTAAAACTGAGGCTCGTAACCTAAATGAAGACGAGCAAGTATCTTACGATGCAAAAATGGAAAGCATCGATAAATTAAAGAAAGACATTGAAATGGTTGAAAGACAAGAAAAACTAAACGCAGAAATCGCTTCTAACGTAGCATCTGCACCAGTTAACGAGCCAACAGAAGTAAGAGACTACTCTTTCTTTAAGGCGATCCAAGGTTCTATGAACGGAAACCTTGATGGTATTGAAAGAGAAATGCACGAAGAGGCAGTAAATGAAGCAAGAAACGCAGGTCGTTCTATCAACGGACTTGGTATTCCTTCTTTTATCTTAGAGCAACGTGCTAACGTAAGTCAAGTTGAAGCACCGGCATCAGGAATCGCAGGAACAAACATATTAGGTTTTGCTGATGCAATGAGAGAGGCTTCTGTATTTGATAAAGTAGGAGCAAATATTCTTACTAACCTTTCTGCAAATACTACTATTCCTGTAACAGGTGCTTCTACTGTAGGTTGGGCAGATGAAATTGATGCAGCAGGAGATGGTGGAACTAACTTTGGAAAAGTTGAATTGACTCCAAATCGTCTAGCAGCTTATGTAAACATCTCTAAGCAATTATTGATGCAAAACGGAGCAGGTGCGGAACAAGCAATCATCCGTGACTTAGGTCGTGCAGTAGGACAAAAAATGGATGCAGCTATCTTTAGTACCGCAAATGCAGGTGGAGGAGCTCCAACTTCTTTAGGTGAAGTAGCTACTGGTTCAATTACCTCTGACGCTACATACGATGCATCTTCTGTATTCTCTGACTTAGTAAGTGCAGAGGCAGCTTTAGCTGAAGCAGGTGGTCTTGAAGGTAACTTGGCATACGTTTGTAGCCCGGCATTATTGAAAGATATCAAACAAGCTGCTCAAGTAGCAGGTGTTAGTGCAGGTTTCCAAGGTGGAATCGTAAATGGTTACAAATCATTCTTCACTAATGGATGTACTAAGGCAACAGGTACTGCTGACTTCTTCTTCGGTGACTTCTCTAAATTATACATTGGTATGTTTGGTGGATTAGACATCTTGGTAGACCCTTACACAGTAGCAGCAACTGGTCAAACAAAATTGGTTCTTAACCAATATATGGACTGGGGTGTTTCTAACGGAGCAGGTTTCGTTAAAGCAACTTCTTTAACTGCATAATAGTTATAGTTTAAATTAAAAAGGGAGTCCTTCGGGACTTCCCTTTACTTTCAATATTAATTCTATGTACTTAGACCCAAACATAAACAAACAAGGAGATTTATATTTAGTAGACGATCCTGCAACTAAGGTTGTGACTGTCGATGAAATTAAAGACCATCTTCGTATTGACACAAATTACGAAGACACTTTGTTGGGTCTATATATAGATGCTGCTACAGAGATGGCAGAAAATTATTGTGGTAGACATTTTATTACTCACGAGTATAACCTATACTTTAACAAAGTTGTAGAAAAGGCTTCTTTAATATTTCCTGATTGCGTAATGGTTAACCATCAAGGTGGAAACTCACCTTGGCCTGTAAATTATATAATTCAACAAGGTGGTTCAATAGGGTCATCCGAAGTCTATATAGATAGGTTTTCTAATCCGACTATAGTTTATTTAACAAGTGATTTCGATAGAAATATTACCTTGTTAAAAGATATAAGTAACGCATTTTGGTTTCGTTTTAAGACAGGTTTTGGTGAAGATGCAAGTGATGTCCCACAAGCAATTAAACAAGCGATTAAGTTAATTGTAAGTGATATGTATTATTTTAGAGAAGATAGAAAACGTAGTTTCCCTATGGCATCTGAAATATTACTACAACCTTATAAATGTTACCACTAGGATATGGCATTTATAAGCAAATTAAAAGCAGGTGATTTTAATATTAGAATTAACCTAAAATCAGTTGGTGAAAATCACGATGATTTTGGTGGGGTTCAAAAATATAATTTTACAACCACAACGGTATGGGCAAACAAAAATGTGAAAACATTAAGGGATGTTCAAGAAAAGTTTGAGGGTGAGCAATTACAATCTTATGGTAGATTTGTATTCACGGTAAGATACAATGAGACTACTAAACTAATTAAATCTGATTGGGTTATTGAAGATGTGGAAACTGGAGAAGACTATGATATTTTAGGTTTTGTTATAGACCCACGAAAAGAGTTTATTGAAATATTTACAAAACAAAACTTAGCTACAGATAACCCTTACTAGTATGGCTAATAAAAGAACATTCATACAAGTAAAAGGAGTTCAAAAGGTTAAAAATGGCTTGATGAAACTTGGAATGACTCCAAGAAAATCAAGAAACGAAATAAATAAAGCACTAAGACCAGCCGCTAACAAGTTAGCTAGAGGTATGAAGGTTGCTTACAAAAACAAATTTAAAAGCAAAAACCCTGGTAGAAGATACAACCCAAAAACAAAAAAATATGTTTATGGTACTAGGATTGCTGATACTATTGGAATAACAGCCGCAAGAAAGTCAAAACAACCTGGTTTGTTTGTTGGGCCAATGGTAAAAAAGATTAACCCTCATTATTGGAGAAAAGGTGCTAGTAAAAACTTACCAGCAATGCAAATAAAGGGTTACAAGAATAGATCAGGAGAGCTTGTTAAATATCCTAATGTATTTAAAGCCACAGCAGAGAGAATGGGAAACCAAATTTCTAAACAGGCTCAAAAAGATATAGAAAGGTTACTAGATAAAATGATCAAAAAGGCAGGATTTTAGATGTTTGCAGTAATAGGACAGAAAATATACGAAAAATTAAGAAATTCACTTGACCTTTTACAGGCACAAGGGGAATTTGTTGGAACTGAAGTAGTTGCAAATACTGAACCATTTACCACAACAAATGGTTGGTTTTGCACTCCTACACCTCCTAGGTTTGTATCTGCCTTAGATAATAAGTTAGTGTTTCAATCTACTGATTCTACTGTAGACTCATTACTTTCAGCGTCTATTTTTCTAAATTCAGGCGGAACTTATGTGTGTGAATATTCCTTAGAATCACCATTTACAAATCAGGTAATGATTGGTCAAGTACCTTATAGTTCTAGTATTTACGGAGGCCCAATAGAGCAAAGTGGCGATATAAAAAGGTCTTTTAGATTTACTGTTGGTGCTGGAGGTTATATGTTTTTAAATTTTGTAGCTTTTTCTGACACCGCACAATCTAGTATTTTAAAAAGCGTAACTATAAAATCAGTCGATACAAACGCAAAAATATCGCCTGTAGTAATACCACAAGGAACAGAATACCCTGCGACTACATATGAGATTGCAAATGTATCTAATTTTTTGTCTAAGGGAAGTTCTTTAAATTCTTGCGATGTTTCAGTAAACATATCTTGTTTTGCTGATAAATATGCAACGACATATAATCAAGCTAAAGCAATTGTAGACGCTTTAGATTTGTACGAGGTAATATATACCGAAGATGGGCAGTCTTATACTGCTAAGTTTAGATTTGAAAATCTAGATGACGAATATTTTAAGACACCCGAAAAGTTCTACAAAAACTTAACTTTCAATTGTTTAATAATTAAAAACTAAAATAAAATGGCAATAGAAAATGCAACAGACGTAGTTGTTCAATTAGTAAATGGAGCTGGTGGGACACCTGCAGTACAACTTCTACACGCAACTTCTGCATCACTATCTATCTCAAGAGAGATGAGAGATTCTACTACAAAATCAAGTGAGGGATGGTCTACATCTCTAGCAGGACTTAAATCTTGGGAAATCTCAGGAGATGGGTTTGTAGATTTTACAGGTACTGGGAATAATGTCGATGATTTAATCACACAAATGTTGGTAGCTGATCCCGAAACTGCAAAGGTAACAGTTAGCTTTGGTACTGCTGGTCAAACTTACTCAGGAGATGCTTACATCACTTCGTGTAGTGTAGACGCAGGTGTAGAAGAAAACGCTACTTACTCTTTAACTCTACAAGGAACAGGAGATTTATCATAGTATTAACTTTTAAATCCATTAAATTATGGCAATTAAAAACGCATCGGATTTATTAGTTTATAAACAGGCATCGGCAAACCAAGCTCAAATTACGGAAATATTTTTTGATGGTAATGATGCTATTGGTGTAGCCCAGGGTCAAACACAGACTGCAATAACTATAAAGAATCTTTATAATGGTTCAGGTGTTAAGTTAGCTGATTTTGACATAACTTTAAGTGCTTCAAATTCTTTAGGCGAAAATAATGCACAAGGAATTAAAGATACCTTAGAAAATCTTGGATCGTTTCCATATACTGAAATTTTGTTATCTGTTTCTGATGAAGATGCAACTAACCACCAATCAAAATTAACAATTACTAGCACTTACTTAGGAGAAGTAGATGATGTAGTAGAAATTGAGAGGTTTGGAGTTCCTTGGGGTGCTATAATAGATTATAGTAAGTTAGATATTGCAGTTACTCAAGATGGAGAAACTAATAACACTTATATACCAATAGGTTATAGCACATCAGCATCAATAAGCGTAAATAGAGAAACTAGAGATGTTACAAATAAAGACTCTGGTGGAGCAGCAGAACATCTTGCAGGATTAAAATCATTTGAAATAACTACAGATGCTTTGCAAGATTATACTCAGTCTGAAGATTTCCAAAATCAATTAGACGATTTACAAACTGGTGATTCTGTATTTGTTAGGTTTAGTGAAAGATTTACAGGAGGTACTGACATAGCTTACGCAGGTAATGTAAAAGTAACTAGTGTATCAATGGAGGCTGGTGTTGAAGAGAACGCAACTTTTTCTGTAACATTCCAAGGTACAGAGACTTTAACTCGACAAGAAGTTTAATTTTAACTAATAAAAAATGAAAAAGGTAGACATTGGCGGTCAAGAAAGACCGATTAGATTTAGTTATTTAGCTTTAAAAGACATTTGTAATAAGTGTGACTTAAAGCTAAGTGAAATGAATCAGCTAGGGACAGAAATGGAACACATAGGCATTATTACTTACTATGGTTTGAAGTATGGTGCTAAGAAAATTGGCGAACCCTTTAAGCACAAAATAAGCGATATTGAAGAGTGGTTAGATAATGAAGACTTCTCTAAAATAAACGAAATATTTGAGGCTTTTCAAATTGACCAACCTCAAGGCGAGGGAAAGTAGTTGAAGGGGAGGAAGTTGAAGACCAGGTTGAAGATTTTACCTGGGATAAACTTGAGCAAATAGGTTTAGGAAGGATGGGGTTGAGTTATGATGAGCTTTATGACTTAACCCCTCGATCCTTCAGCAATAAGCTACTAGGTTATAATAACTATCAAGAGCAGTTGATGCAAGATCGGTGGGAACGAACAAGATTAATAATACAATCTAGTTTAGCTCCACACAGTAAGAAAAAGTTAAAACCTAAAGAGATTTTGCCCTTCCCTTGGGATAGTAAAAGGGATAACAAACCCAATATAGCGTCTAGAGAACACATTCAGTCCGTAATCGAAAAATACGAAAAAATAAAATTACAAAAGCAAAATGGGGGGAATTAAGACTATATCGATAATTGTAGCCGCTAACATAAAGGGGCTAGAAACAGGTTTAGGAAAAGCAAGTAAATCCTTATCTAGCTTTGCCTCTAATGCAGCCCGTATGGGTTCTATGTTATCGTTTGGTATAACTGCTCCCCTTGTAGCTTTAGGTAAATCAGCCTTTGAAACATTTACTACATTTGAATCAACAATGATTCGGGTGGGTGCTATTACTCAAGCTACTACAGATGAGTTTGAGGCACTTGAAAGCGAGGCTAAAAGATTAGGTAGGACTACTGCATTTACGGCACAACAATTTGCTGATCTACAACTTACAATAGGTAAATCAGGATTTAAGCCACAGGCAATTATCAATATGACTAAATCTGTAAGTGATTTAGCGTTAGTTACTGGTGCTGATTTAACTGCTTCAGCTAGACTAGTATCTTCACAACTTCGTGCTTGGGGAAAATCTACAGAAGAGACTGCTGATGTTACTAACACACTTTACCTTGCCACAACAGAGTCTGATTTATCTGTATCTAAATTAATAACATCACTTTCATACGCATCTAAACCAGCTAAAGACTTTGGTTTAACATTAGAGCAAACAGTAGCAATGCTTGGTGCGGTAGTAAACCAAGGTAAACAAGCCAATAGGGCAGGTAGGTCATTAGCAGCCATAATGAATATCTTAACTAAGAGAGGTATTTCCTTAGAAGATGCTTTAGATAGTATAGAAAATGCAACCAACAGAGGTAGTAAAGCTATAGCCTTATTTGGTAAAGAGCATATGGGTACAGCACTTACCCTAGTCGACTCTAGGCACAAAATCGATGACCTTACTGAATCAATTATGGCTAACGGTGATGCGTTAGATGTAGCTGGTGATAAATTTAAAGATTCAGCAGAATATAAGGTTGTATTATTTCAATCAGCTATAGAGGGTTTAAAACTAGAATTTGGTGCTATTCTATCTGATTACATAGTGCCATTTATAACTAAACTAACAGTCTTAGCACAAAAATTTGCAGAGTTATCACCAGAGTCTAAAAAAGCAGTCATAAGGTTTGCAGCAATGGCGGCGGCTATTGGCCCAGTATTGCTTTTATCTGCTGCACTTTTAGGTGTTATAGGTATGATTGGAGGGGCTATAAAAGTTATATTAAGCCCAGTTGGTCTTATAACTTCTGCTATAATTGCTATGGGTGCAGCCGCATCTTACGCTTATATAAACTTTAATAATCTTTTACTAAAGATGACTCCGTTTATAGGGAGTGGCTTACCTAAATTCTTATTAAAGGGTGCGAAGGCATTTGGTATGTCGGCAGCACAAATTGATCCTTATATAAATCTCTTAGAGCAAGTATTTGATCAGTATGGTAATATTAAAAAAGATGCCAATGGAAAACCTTTGTTTAGTACACAAGAATTGTCATTTAAGTCTTTTGGTGACATATTAAAAGATTTTAAAGGTGATTTAAAAGATTTCTCTTTAGAGGCTTTAGGGTTAGAAGATATTTTTAAAAACGAAGAAATTACAGAGTTCTTTGGGCAGTTTGATTTGGGTTCTGAAGCCATACAAAAGAACATCGATAAAATGATGAAGTGGGCGCAGGGGTATAATGATTCTACCGAAGGTGCGGCTAATGCTACAGATCGATTTGTAGGTACTCAATTACAAGCACTTTCAAGTGGTTTTGCTAATGTGTTTACAAAGCAAACTAAAATGGTTGAGACTACAGTTGATGGTATGACTGTAATGGAGGAAAAAGTAATGAGCTTTGGAGAGAAGTTTGATAATTTTGTTGGAGACTACTTAAAGCAACTAGGACAAATGATTTTAAAGACTGCAATCTTAGCAGCATTAATGTCTGTTGTTTTTGGTGGTAAAGCCGCCGGTGGTAAAGACTTTTTCAAAACTTTAAAAATATAATGACTGGTGGGGATTTATTTGATGGTGCTATGGCAAGTGGTGGTAGACCTCAAGTTGGTAAAAACTATTTAGTAGGAGAAAAAGGCCCTGAATTATTTGTACCCGATCAAGGTGGGACAATTGTACCAAACCACGCTTTAGGTGGTGGCGGTGGAGGAACTGTTATACCTGATGTAAGAATATCGGGTGATGACTTGTTGATAGTTTTTGATAGAGCAAATAGAAGAAAAAATAAAAGGTAGTTATGTCAGTAGAATATGGTGAATTTAAACAAAGTTATTTTATAAACGAAAAGGGTCGTTATATATTTGTATATATATTTAAAAAAAATTATGTTAACCTAGCCCCATCAATGAACTATCTTAGTTATGGGTGGCAAGTCTCAGGGAGTGCTAGTATTCTTGCAAATGATTATGGGTTTTCTTTTGGAGACACATTAGGTAATATCCAACAAAAAACTTCCGGTAGTTCTAGACTTACTTATGATACTAGTTTTTTAGTTACTATAAGAACCGCTAATTTAAGTAGTAGCGAAGACCTTAGAGTTAGATTAAAAGGGTCGGCTTGGAGAAATGTAGATGGTGGTTTTGCAAATCAAAATCAAGGAGTTTGGGTTGGTCAAATTACCACTCCATTAGATGCTGCGTCAATGGCTTCAGGGTCTATTAATGGTATAGAAATAGAAAATGTAGATAGTAATGGTAATTTTGTTAGTGCTACAGTATTAGATATAACATATTGTAGGGCAGTAAATCAACAGGTAGAATGGACTAAAGGTAGTGTTTATGCAACGTCACAATTAGATTTTGGAGGTGAACCTGTTACAGTAACTTGGAATGGTGAAGGCTCTACTAGAAATAGAAATTTTTTAGGATCAGAGTGTAAATTACAATTAAATATAGCACACGAGTTTGATGAAAGATTTATTTACGATTTATTAGATTCAGACTCTAAAGAGTATATCCTAAAAGTTTACGAGAGTGCAGGGTTTTTTCAATCCTCAAGAACAGTATGGACAGGATGGATGCAAACCGCTTTTGATGTTGTAGAGAACCAATACTACCCCTTTGTTACAACTTTAACCGCAAATGATTCTTATGGTCTTTTTAATGACAAACAATTTGAAGTATTTGAAAGCGAGGACACTAAGCAAATAAATTATACCTTATCATCAATACTATCTACCTATATTGATGAAATGCAAATAGGTAACATTAACTTAGTTGAAAATGGAGGCTTTATTGCTGGTAGAAGAAATTGGCACTTAGATGATAATGATGTAGTAGGCACTCAACCAACTGAAGTTACCATAAATTGCGTAAACGATCCAGGCACAAGAAGACCTTTATCAATGGATGGCAGCACTCTTGTTCCGGGTCAAGAATATCAAATGGCTGTTGCTGTAAAGACATCATCAGGTACTTTATATATTAAAGATGGTGGAGGTGCTAATTCTACTACAATTGGTACTGCGACAACTTCAAATTCTCCAGTAGGTCAAACCTATACTACCCTATCCTTTACTTGGACACAAAGGGATAACTTTGGTTTAAATGGTGAACAAAATGGGTTACACTTTTATTCAACAGACTTTATAGGAACTTTTAGGGAAGTTCGGGCTAATAACACACTTGAAAGTCCGCTTGGTTTGTTCCCTGACTATATGAATGTCAATATGACTTGGCAATCAAATAGTATGATACAAGGTTTGGCTATGGCTGATCAATTTTATATTTGCAAAGGAGCTTTTGCTGATAACACCAACTTTCCTCTCGAATATAAAGTGCAAGATGTTTTTAATGAGTGCTTAAAAATATTTAATTTAACAGGGTTTCAAGATAGAGGAAAATATTGGTTTATACAACCAAACAATTTACTAGACCCAACAAACTTTGAGTATTTTCCTTACAATAAAAATGTAAGTATTGCGTCAGGTTCTTCTAGAGTAACTGAAGATATTACGTTAACAATAGATCAAACTAATCACGTATTATTGGCAGGGTCTGTATTTACTTACGAACCAAGTTTAAATTCAGTTTCAGCAACATTTACAAGTGTAGATAGTGCATTTAATATATCAGGAGATCAGGAAATACTTAGTAGACCTTGGGTTAACCCTCAACCTGATGATGAATTTTACACTTATGGAGGTCAAATGTCCGCAGACACAGAATATATGTTGGATTGGTTTAGCATCTACTCTGAAGAAATGCCTGTGGCAGATGTGAACATACCAAACGGTTGGACATTACACCCTGGATTAATGAGTCTTTATAGCACAGTATTTATAAAAGCTGTATCTTCTAGTGGTGTAGATTATTTAACTATAAATGCAGATGGTGATTTAGAGTGGCAGTCAAGCTATAAAGGTGTTGAACTTGCTAGAGGAATGGATAGAAACCCACCAACAAATGTGCAACACTATAGTTTGTTTGACAAGGAGTTTAACGAATCTACTAGGGTTGGTGCAATTAAAAACTCTAAAAAGTATAAAGTAAGAGATGGTGATATAATTAGAGTTGTTAGAAATGACATAGGTGGTAGAAATTACACTCCACCACCAAATCCTTTTTTAAGAGCTGAAGGTGATATGAGGTTTCAAACAAGTTTACCACAACTAGACGCAACGAGTAGTATATATATAAAAATTGAAAATAGCTTTGAATATGTAGTTCAAAGAGCTAGACAACACGCACAAATTATCACACCTTCTGCTTTAAATAAAATATATAAATGTACAGCACAATCTATAACTTTAGAGGCAAAAGAAACCAACTCGCTAATTACAAATGAGTTTAGAGTGGTAGAGTATAATCCAAACCCTAATAGTTCTGATAACTTTGATTTAGGTAGCGTTAAGATTGGTGTAACTACTTCTGACCCACAATTTTCTATAGTTGATGCTTTAAATGACCCTATAGATGATAACTTAAAACCAAACGTGTCGTCATCAATAAGTAAACCTTTTACACAATTATTAGCCCATCAATATTTAGACTTACAAAAAAGTCCTTTACAAATACTACAAGGCTCAATATTTAGTCAAGACATATCCCCTATAAAAGTTGTTAAATATTCTATCGATGATGATGGTAATTATGAAGATTATGCTTTTTTAGGAGGAACTCTTAAACTTAAAAGTTCTACAATGGATGGTGAATGGTATAGATTAAAAGACGATTAATTATGGCAGTAGATAAAGTAAAAAAACTAGCTAGTGACGTTTTGTGCATTAACAATGGTCTACAAGAAGTTTCAGAGAGAATAAACAATATTATTCAAAACGAATCTTTTGGAACTATAGATACCACAATATTAGGGGACACAAACATAACGACTATAGATATAGGAGGGACTGGCTTAAAGGGTAGAATACCAAAAGATGCTGTATTCACACTTACTCACGAAGATGGCTCTTTCCCTTTGTATATTCAAAACTTAAAGGATGACCTTGAAATTGGAGACACCACTATAACAATATATGTAGATGGTAATCAACCTGGCGATCAAGTAAAAAATTCAGGGTTTGGCTACCCAAAAGGTTCTTTAGTCTCTTCACCAGGCTACGCTGGTAATGATTCCTTTTTTGCAGCAGGAGATGCTGAAGAGGTTCAATTTAATACAAATGGTCAACTATCGACTGATCCCAACTTTAAATTTAATGTTGTTGATCAAAAACTAACAACACCAAACATAGAGGTATCAGGAGTAATCGATGGTGATATATATGCTAGTGATGGTACTAGCAAGGTTTTAGAAAACGGAACTGATGGTACAGACGCTACATTTACAGGGGATGTAACTGGGGACTTGACAGGTACTGCTGATATTGCTGATAAAGTAAAAGTAGCTACAAGTTCTAGTAATAGTCTACATTATTTAACATTTGTTGGCAATCAAACAGACGCAGATGCAAGTTTAAAAACTAGAGGGACATTAACATATCAACCAAACATTGGTAAGATTACCACCACTTGGATAGGTGCAACTAAGATTGTTGGAGATGTGTATGCCTCTGATACTGCTTCTAAAATTTTAGAAAACGGAACTAATGGTTCAGATGCAACAATTGTTGCTGATGTCAATAACGTGCAAGGAACAACTATTTTAGATATTAGTGCAGGTCAATTAAACGGAGCAGTAGTTGGTAACGTAACAGGTAACGTAACAGGAAACGTAACAGGAAACGTAACAGGTAACGTAACAGGAAACGCAGATACCGCTACTAAGATAGCTAGTATAACAAATTCTAATATAGTTCAACTAACAGACACACAAACTTTAACAAACAAAACATTAACATCACCTACGTTAACCACACCTACTTTAGGTACTCCCTCAAGTGGGGATTTAACTAATTGTACTTTCCCTACACTAAATCAAGATACTACAGGTAATGCGGATACTGCTACTAAGATTGCTAGTATAACAAATTCTGATATAGTACAATTAACAGATACACAAACTCTCACAAATAAAACATTAACGGATTGCGAGGCTAACACTCAACCAGTAGCAGATAATTCTACAAAAATTGCTACAACTGCATTCGTATTAGCAAATGCAGGAACAGGTGGTGGGACTCCCGGTGGTGTAACTAGTAACTTGCAATATAAAGATGCATCGGGAAATTTTGCCGGAACAACCGGAGTTAATTACCTAAGTGCTACTAATCAGTTAACGATAGCTCAAACTTTAACACTTGTAGCTAGAGGTAATGTTGAATTTACTAATTTACCAACGACAACACAAACTAACGTAGTTGGTATTGATAGTAATGGGAAGTTGTACAAGCAATCTGCAGGAACAGGTGGAGGTGGAACACCTGTGGGTAACAACCTAACGATACAATACAATGATAACGGCTCTTTTAATGGTTCTAATAGCTTTAAAATAGATGCAACAAACAATATACTGTTTGCAAATGGTAAAATTGATAGTGATGGTAAATTGCAAGTTGGTGATTTCCCGGTTGCTACGACTACATATGGTGCTTTAGGTAATCATTCTTTTGCTCAAGGTAGTAACACAATCGCTTCAGGTCACTATGCAGTTGCCTTAAACAACACTACTACCGCATCTGCCTTGGATTCTGTTGCTATGGGTGAAAATAGTGTGGCCAGTGGTAGGCAATCTCTAGCAGGTGGTTGGACTTGTACCGCAAGTGGCCCTGCATCTATCGCTTTTGGAGCTTTAACTATAGCCTCAGGAGAGAGAGCAATAGCATTTGGTGCTAATAATGAAGTTGAATCTATAGATGGTGTTGCTATGGGGCAGAGTCATTCTGTAACTCAAGATAGTGCAAGGTCTTTAACTCTTGGTTTTGACAATACTAATCACGCACCAAACACCCTTTTGATGGGGCAAGAAAATACTATTAACAAAACTTTTGTAGACGGATCAGCAGGTGCAGGTGTAGGTTCGTTTGTTGGAGGGTATGGAAACCAAATAATGTCTAATGATGGTATTATTTTTGGATCTCTATGTGATGGTAATTTAGCTAGTCCCGGTTCTGATAATTCTAAAAACCAATTCTTATTTGGTTTAGGTTTGGCAATACCAAAAAATACAGGAGGTGATGCAGCAGGTCAAAGTCAAACAGTTGTTGGTAAGTATAATTACGATCAAAACCAAGCTCACCTTTTATTTAGCGTTGGTTATGGTACAGGCCCTTTACAAGCAAATAGGGCTACAGCATTCTTAGTTACATCTAACGGTCAAGTAGGTATAAAGAAAACTTTACCTAGTTATGACCTACACTTAGGTACTAATAGTGCAGCAAAACCTTCTAGTAATACTTGGACTATATCTTCAGACGTAAGGGTTAAAGAGAATATACAAGAATACACTAAAGGATTAAGTGAGATAGTACAATTAGAACCTAAGACTTACGATTACAATGGTAAAGCAGGATTTGATTCTTCAATAAAAGGCAACATAGGTATTATTGCACAGGATGTTAAAGACATATTCCCTGAAACAATTAGCACTTACAACGCTAAGTTAAATGAAGAAGATGAGGAAGAAACAGAATTGTATAACTTTGACTCTCACGCTTTAACTTTTGCTTTAATAAACTCGGTAAAAGAATTGAACGCAGAGGTTCAGGCATTAAGAAAAGAATTAAACGAATTAAAAAATAAATAAAACTATGGATCGGAATACAACCGAGGTAGCAATAGCACAATTTACCGCAATAGGTTTAAGCCTATCGGATGTGGAGCAATCTCTACAGATAACCTCGCTTGTATTAGCGGTTACATTCGGTATATACAAATGGGTAGCAGAAATCATAAAAATAAAAAATAAACGTAAAGGAAGGAGGAAATAGGTTTTACCGCTACCTTTTCCCCTGTTTCCTTCTTTCCCTTTACTAACTAAAAAAAAAGTTATGCAAGAAGTTTTAAGTTATTTACTAAGCAACGGAGCTGAGTTATTATTATCTGTTTTAGCTACTGCTAAAGTAATTGTTAGGTTGACACCATCTGTAAAAGATGACAAGGTGTTTGGATTGATAGATGATTTAGTTGCTTTCTTTATTAAGAACAACGATAAAAAAGATAAAGAATAATTATGGCTATATTTAGTAAAATGGCAGCCAAAGGTATATTCGCAATAGTACCTGAAATGTTTAAAGACCACAAAGGTAAATGGTCATCGAAAAGAACTGTATCGGGTGTGTTAGCAGTAGCCTCTGTAAGCAACATAGATGCAAACGGAATTACTTGGGAAACGCTTTGCCTAGCTTTAATTGCGGTATTACCGCTTTGCTTTATGGGTGAACCAAAATCCTGTAGTTGTGATAAAAGTAAATTACATAAAATTTTTAACAAAAATTAATAGGAGGATGAAGGCTTATCTTAACAGGGTAGACGAATCAAATGAGCAGACTCTAGGCTATCTTACTTTGTATGATGGCTTAGAGAAAGTTTTTGAGTGCGTAACTTTAGAGTTACCTTGGAAAGCTAATATGAGAAATGTTAGTTGTGTTCCAAAAGGTGTTTATAAAGTTGTGCCTAGAAAATCGCCTAAATACAAAAATCATTTTATATTAGAGGATGTTCCCAATAGAAAATTCATACTTATTCATCAAGGAAACTATAATACCGACACAAGAGGGTGTATTCTTGTTGGCAGTAGGTTTGGAAAAATCAACAATGACACCTTGTTGGATATTGCAGCATCTCGAAGGACTCTCCTTGAGTTACTGGAAACAACCAAAGGAAACGGATTTGAACTAACTATATCTTAGTCGATTTGCCTACACTACCCAAACAAAGAAGAAACCCAACACCTAGGAGGAAAACTAACGAATCTTGGGGAGGCGACACTTCGTTTTATAGAAACGCTAATTGGAGAAAGTTGCGTAAGTGGTGGGTGAATAGAAACCCTCTTTGTGTTGAATGTGAGAAGAAAGGTAAACTAGTTGGTGTGCAGGTAGTGGATCACATTGTACCAATTAAACAAGGCGGTAAAGAATTGTGTTCAGATAATCTTCAGTCTCTATGTCACTCTTGCCACAATAGAAAAACTAGGTTAGAGAATAGTAAGAAAAAGAAAACTGAAGATGGGAAAAAAGAAGAACAGATATAGAAGTGGTTATGAGAGGGATGTTTGTGGTGAACTTGATAGTCTTAATGTTAACTTTGAATATGAGACTAGAAATCTTTACTATGAAGTTTCGGAGCAAAGAAAGTATACTCCGGATGTAATACTACCCAATGGGATTATATTGGAGCTCAAGGGTAGATTTTCAGCATCAGACAGAAAAAAGATGCTATTGGTTATCAAACAACACCCCGACTTAGATATACGGATGGTGTTTCAAAGACATACAAACAAGTTGTTTAAAGGAAGTAAAACGACCTACTCTCAATGGTGTGAGAAACACAACATTAAGTGGGCAGATAAACAAGTACCAATAGAATGGATAAAGGAAAACAAAGTAAAAGTGCCGAAGAAGTAGCAGAGGATGTATTCGGTAGTTGGATTCAGGATTTAGAAGATAAAGACCAACCCGAAGCGTGTAGCATCGATGATGAGGATTGCGAGGCTTGTGGCAGTTAAAGGAGAGGGGGACTATTTGTCCCCTTCATTAGTTATATTCCATTCGTATGTAAATGGCTTTTGCTCCTCAAGCTCTATTAACTTTTGCAGATAGACTGCTAAATCCATAGCTTCCTCCTGTGCGTGTTTTAGCCACTCTAAGCGATTTAAATCTTGTCGTTCCATAGTAGTGCCATATTTCGCTTTACCGACCTGAGAACGCTTTAAAATCTTAAAGCACACATTTTCTTCTATCTTACTCATCTCTCTTTAATTATATCGTAAAACACAGGATCTATTTCTTTTATTCGGGCCTGTATCCTTTCCCAAGCCTCCTTGACCTTACTATCATCGCCTATGTCAAGTTTACTACCTGTACCCGAATTGGCTACGTTAGATGTGTTCTGTTGCAACAACTTATCTATCTTAGCTCTAATAGCCTTGTTGTCGTTGTACCTTGGTGTGAGTTTCTTTCTTGTCATAATGTTTTAGTTTTTTCAAATGTAAATAAAAAAAAGGAAGAATCAAAATGACTCCTCCTTTTCCAATTAACCAAACAATGAAAACCAAGTTATGAACTACTAAATCACAACACAGGTCAAATATACAAAACTTTTCCTTTATCGTAGTCTAAAAACGTAATATATTTATAAATAAAATTTCTTCTACCAAAATCAGTTGTTTCGGGCATAGTCTTCCAAAACCATTTATCTATACTAACTTTATTCAGATTGTAGATAAGTACACTATCATCATCAAAGAAGTTTAGATACAAACCTTGTGACGCTTTTTCGTTCTTGGTACGCTTTAGTATTCTCTCATACTTATGCATCTCCAGTAATATGCCTTCGTTATACTTATTCCTAGCAAAGTCTAAAGTAAAATTTCTTTGCTTCATTTCGCAATAGAACTTTCTGTCATCCCACTCGTAAGTAAAATCCCAAAAATCATACTTTCCCTCTGAAGGGACACAATCAATTTTATACTTACTAGCAAACCGGTCTAACAAGTCAAGCTCCTTTTTAGTCATCTTTATTTAGTTTGTTTAATATATCTAATTCTTGCTTAAGCTCTATAACCGCATTTGCCATTTCTAACTCTCTAGCACTAGCTAACATCTTCTCTCTCTTATACGTTTTCATCATAGTGTAAATGTAAGTAAAGGCATAAGCACTTTCTTCAAAAACTGTCAACCTAGGCTTTAATTTGTCCGCCATAGGATGGTCTTTAAACTGCTCATACATTTTAATTATTTCACCTTGATGTGCTATAAACTTATCTAGACTACTTAACTCATCCATACTAGGATCAGCCTCTCTTAGCAAGTTTATTGCTTTCATTGTTATTTCGTCTGCCATAGCTTTAGTCCATACACCATATAGGGGTCTTATCCCCTACATAGGAATTAATAGTATTATAATCTAGATATTCCATTGCATCTATATCTGACATATTCTCATCAGACATAAGTATATCAATGCACTTTTGGTATGAGTAAATTAACCTTTGTGAATGGTGACAAATACCTATTACAGCGTCATCAAAACCATCAGCAATAAGTAAATCCTCATCCTCCCAAAACTCAAGTATTTCTTCTAGTTTGTTCATATTATTCAACATAACTTACATCAGCCCCCCAATCCTTAAGGCATTTTACTACTTCCTCGTCTATTTCAAACACACCATCATAATCAACAAGTTCATTACCTTCAAACCATAAACCACCTTCTCCGTAGTAATCTTCTCCTCCGCTTTCTTCATCATATAATTCAAAAGAACCACGTTGATCATCTTTATCCCAAATTACAATATATTGCATTGTTCTTTTCTCTCTATCAACGTGAGGGGTGTATGTACTTTCCCACCCCACATATTTTACTTTCTTAAAATCTTTTTTTAGTTGGCTCATAATTAAAATGTTTGGTTAGTTCTTCTTGCTTTATCTAATGGGTCTACTAGACTACCATTTTCATTGAGATATTCGAATCTACGTTTTTTATACGAATAAAACAAATTAATAGGGTCTATCTCAGGTGTAGGAACTCCGACAAGTTTCTGAAACTTAATCTTTTGTACGTGAATCTCAGTTACGTTCCACTTATCACTCTGTGGGTTTCTGTGAAACACAAGGAAGTTATCCGCCCTGTTACCGAACATAGCACCAAACTCTACATCACTCATATTCGGAGCAGGTCGAGTACCATCTTCGTTTCGTTTTCTGTTTGCAGCAGTACCGGGATGAACTACTAAGTAGAACATTATATTGTGCTTCTTTATAAACCTTCTAATATTACTTAGCGCATCATAATAGTATTCATACTTAGATTGCTTTTGAGCTGACCTTAAATCATTAAGTGGATCTAGAGAAACTCCATCAAATTGTTCTACTTGCATATAGTCTTCAAATGCACCCAAAACATCTTCAACTGTTGGAGTCTCTTCAAAGGTAAGTACAGTAAAATGGTTGTAAGCCCAATTAATAGCTTCAAGATACTGGTCTTGATTTACTCTGTCACCAAATTCTTTGTCAGCAGTTTTACCGCAATACATCTCTGCGATGTCTATCATCAAATCCCCTACAGGTTCATTCTCCGGACAATACATTAGCCATCTATAGCCATATAGCTTAGATGCCATAATCATAAGAAATAATTGTGTAGTTGTTTTACCAATATTAGCAAAACCAGTCATAATGGTAAGTTCACCTTTACGAAATGTGTAGTGTGGGTCTAATGGGTTAATACCTGTAGAGTCACCCTTAGTATAACCATTACGATATATACCTTTACAATACTCTACAACCTCTTGCTTAGAGGTTACTCTGTATAAACTCATTAGCCTTTCATAGCTTTAAGTTGGCCGCCTAAATATCCCGGATCTTGTTGTTCTTTTTTATTCCTAGAGATCCATCCCGAAGCAGCCATTTTCCATTCTTTCATTGGATTTTTACCAACTTTCCAACCATTAGATTCATAAAAGTAGTAAAACTTCTCAGCCTCCTTTTTATTGCTACCTTTCGACTCGAAGTAGGCTATAGCCTCGGTGATGGAACTAGGTTTAGCAGTATTACTTATTGCCTTAATTACTTCGGGTTGTAGTTCTTTGCCTTCCCAATTAAGGTCATTCTCGTTTAGCAACTTTAATATAGATCGGTGTACCCTGTTGTTAGGATTTAAATTTGTTCCGTACTGAAACTCTATAAATCCTGTCAGATACCACCTACCATTTGCTAACTTTATAATTCTTTCTTTGTCTCTATTTATACCTTCTAAAAACTTCTCTAAGTCTATCTTCTGACCCACAAGTAATTCAAAGACTCTTTTGTTTGGTTTGTATACACCTGCGTGATTACAATTATCGCAAATGTAAATCCAAAATATTTTGTAAACTATTGGAAGATCTAAATACCAATCTTCTGTCCATTTTTGTGTATCGGTAAATCGTTTAGCCATCATTTCTTAATTTAGTTTGGTTAATTTTAAAAAGAAATAAGAGAGGGGCTTTTACACCCCTCCAATATTAAAATGGTAAATCATCCGCTTTATGGAACTCCTCAGTTGGAGCTGCAACACTAGCTTCTTCTTTACTTGCATTCGTAAACACTTTCCAAGCCTGTAGGTCAGTATAGAATCTATCGTTGTATTCTCTAGACTCTACGTTAAAGCTAACATCTACTGTTTGCCCCACCTTATTGTACTTTAGAAAGTTCTCTACCTTCTCTTCTCCGAACACACTAAAGAATACATCTTTAGGATATTCACTTGCGGTTTGAACAACAAAGCCTAGTTTTTTCCAAGACTTTCCTGCTTTTGACGTCCCTTCAATCACGTCTGTAATTTTTGTGATTGCTCCAGTAATTTGTAAGTTACTCATAATTCAGAATTTAATTGATTATACTCGTTAACAACTTCTTCAACGAAGTTAGCAAATTTTTTCGAGTTTTGCATCTCGTCTATTAATATTTGTTTAAGAATTTCTCCATCGGTTCTGACATATGCCCTAGTTACCAACTCTTCCATAGGGTCAAAGCCATCATCGTCAATTCTGTTTTCAGCAGATATTACAATGTATTCATCACAATTCTCTGTGATTTCTTCGTGTGCCACATCTAATCTATCAATTTTCATAAAGCCCCTCTATTTTTAGTCGTTTCTCTCTAATTGGTAACCCGGAAATTAATATCTCCTCTATCTTAACTGTCCTACTTACTTTATGCTCGTGCTTTACTTCACCGATAAAGATGCTTTGCATTTGCCTGAAGTCAGGATCGTATAAACATAAAGTCTCAAACATTTTTTTTGAGTGGATGATAACTGAATGGTCACCATTAGTTAAACAAGCTATTTCTGCTAAAGGTAAATCTCTACTCATAGTCAAGTAAAACCTTAGAGAATGTCTAGCATTCATAATGTGACGATGTCTAGACTTACCCAACACCTCTTCATTTGTTACGTTCCAAAACTTGGTAACAATACTTAAACCCTCTTTAAGTCTTCTTTTGCCGTAAGGGGTAGCTTCCTTTCTTCTCATAGTTCTTCGTGAATTATATGGTTATTTGCTTTTGTTTGTGTTTCACAATATTTTCTTTTCTTCTCTAAGAGCTCAATATATTCTTGCCTACCTGAATCGATAAACATATCAGAACACCTAAAGATACCAATTTGATGTGGTGCATTAGACTCGATTACAATAAATACAAATTCCTTTGCGTTAAAGCCATCCATATAGAATGCAGCCTGTCTGTTATATCCATACCTGTAAGCACTTTTTCTAAATTCAGAAACGTTTTTACCGGTTGTCTTAATATCTACCAATACATCGCCATTATCTACAACTATATCTGCTTTCCCTTTGCACTTAGTCATAGTGTTAAAGTCAACCCAACACTTAGGTACTTCTGTCTCACAATTGTCTAGTATCGCCTTTACATCGGGACAACTAAGTAACTTGTTTCTAAGTTTAATTGCTAAGTTGTACTGATCCATTGTCATAAGATACTTACGACCATCTGCACATTCCTCTTCCAATCTTACTCTCCAAGCTCTATTTAACTTACTAGTCATACCCTTGTCCTTCTCAGGCCTGTCATCAGGATTAAACACCACAAAGTTTTCTTGGTACTTCTCCGGTTCTAATATAAGTGTGTGTACTAAAGCACCAAACCTTAACGCAGGTGTGTCTAAGCTACCTCCGTTACGCATCTTCCAATAGTAAGCAGGTGACTTCTTAATATAGCCCAACTGAGAATTTGTGACATACTCGTAATCCCCGTAGTATTCCTCGTCTGTGTTAAATGTTTTCATAGTCTACTCGTTAAATTTTTCGTTTAGTTTATTGAAGTCGTAGTTAAACACCCAAGCTACAAAACCACCAATAATGTGTATCGTGAAGCATAACCAAATCCACCAAGGTGCATTGGCTACCACTAAAACCCACGCTACAATAACTAACAACATCATTATTCTATCGGTGGTATTGCATTAGCAGCCTTCTTAAACCTAGAGTCTTTTATGTCTTTATCAGACAATAATGCATCGTTAATCCGTTGTAGACTAGAACTAGTCATATCATACTTAATTAGAGCCTGTTCAACTTGAGCTCCTTTACCTGATTTAATTGCATCGAGCATACTTGTCTCAACCTCCTTAGTCATCTTTTGTCTAGTAGGCTTTTTATCTCTGATCCTGAGAGCATCTACCACCTCGCCAAAAGCCTTGACTCCTTGCTCTACATAAAGAGTTACTTGTGTGCCTACCCAATTCTCAACTAAACCGCTCCCGCACACCTTCTCGATTGCCTTCGCATTGGTTCGATTAAGTATCATCGGTTTGTCGAACTCCTTAAAGTAAACCACAAAGCAGTCTTCCTTTCTGCCTTGTTGTCCAGTTACTTTGTCCGTGTCTAGTTTGGTGATAGTAACCACCGCTTCTTTTTTTCCATCTAAAGAGTACGATCCTAGATAATCGTAATTGAATTGCTTTTTCCAATGTCCATTCATAATATATAGTTGTTTAAAGTTTACTTGTTAGTAACAGGGGTGGTATGTTTTAAGGAAAAATAAAACTTACAAAAATGAAACTTTCACTTTCTAGCTTAGTAGTTTACAATCTACTTCGTAGGCAGCCTTAATGATGGCCTGAACAAAGTCTATATAATGCTTCGGACAGTCCTTATAGTGTATAGCCTTACCCTTGTCTGTATGTAGTACGAAACGTACTTTAGGTGGGTTACTACCCTTGTATTTATCAGGGTAATATGCGTATTCGACATCAACATCAAAAATATTTTCTTTATAATTTAAATTATAAGAATTCTTTATAATGTCTTTTGAAGTCTGTAATAGTTTTATTTTTTGAAAGTAATTCATAGTTTGGTTTGTTTAGAATTAACATTTGTTGTTCACAAATATATTAAAAAAAAATACTTATTCAAACATTTCTCCTAGAAAATAATACGTGCGTATTAAATAGAGAATAATTTCGATAAAATCCAGATTGAGTCGAAAAAGTCGATAGAGTAGGGGAGGGTCTCCCCTATCGTATCGAGGTTTTTATATATGTATATATCTAAGTATTACAATATGTAATTAAGTAAGTATATCAGTTTTTAAAAACTAAAGTAGTTATATAACTATATATGTTGAAACTTATGTAATAAAATAGTCAACTATCTAGATATATACCTTGCGACTAATTAAGCAAACTATATAGCTTTATATATATTTGGGCCGGATCGAGCTAAAAATATTTGTATAAAAAAATTTGTTTATTATAATATTAATTTGTATTCGCGTACACACGTACATTAAGGCCCTTTAAAAGTTTTGTATTATTGTTTGCAACTTGTTTATAATTTATTATATTTACACAAAATCAACCGCTAGGAAACAAACCAAACATTTAACAACTTAAATACTTAATTATGACAACAAAAAAATTCCCGATCGCTATCACTAGGATGATTAATGAAATAAATGAGCTTTTACCGGCCGTAAATAATTCGAATACTTATGCCGGAACTTATGCCGGATCAACTATGTATAGTTACATTATTTTAGACGGCCCGATAAAAGTGAAAAATCAATTTGTATATATCGATGCATCTAAATTTGATCACAATTATCAATTTGCGAAGCGATATAATGTAAATAACCAGGATTGCGATCTTATCGGACGTCCGGCCCTAGCTTATGAGCTTCGAATTATATTAAAGGCCTTCAAACAACTATTAAAAAATAACTAGTATTAAAAAGTAACCAACTAAAAAAAACGTTATGACAAAATTAACCTACAACTTCGCCATTACAATTTTGATTTTATTAAATCTTATTATTTTAATCTTATTTACTGCAACTGGTAACAAGGCCGCCCTTTATTTAATGCCCTTCGGTATTTTTGCTCTGTACCTAGTTTTACAAGATGCGATTCAATATGACGAAAAATTAACAACTAAAAAATAACACTATGAATCCAGTAAAGACAATTAAAACACATACGATCCACAAAAAAACATATAGTTTAGATATTAACGGAATTTATTACAATGGCGAATTCGAAGAGACTGAATTTATTTTTACAGACAAAAAAACCGGCAATTGGATCGATATAACCGAATGTATTTACGATAATTTCAGCTGTGAAGACATCGCCGAACTGGAGGACAAAATATATTCATAACCAAAAAAAACAAACAAAATGAAAAAACTTGAAATTACAACCGCTGAAATTAACGAACTTACTTTTGATAAGATCTTAACCCAAAACGGCAAAATGAGGAAAACGTCAAAAGAGAACAAAATACGTTTATACAACTTTGGTATTACCGCTTATAAAAGCCATTCGACAGGTCGCATCACCTGCCCATTTGCGAAGGAATGTGTAGCCTTCTGTTATGCTTCAAAAGGTTCTTACATTTGGAACAATACAAAGAAAGCATATGAGAGACGTTATTTGTTAACACGTGATAGCGATCTATTCAAAGCAAAATTAATAGAGTCTATAAAACGTAGGAAAGCATCACACATTCGCATTCACGATTCGGGCGACTTTTATAATCATACATATATACGTGACTGGTTCGAAATTATAAATCAATTTCCTTCGATCACGTTTTATGCCTACACTAAAAGCAAAAAATTATTTGATCCAGTTGCCGGGCTTATTCCTAGTAATTTAATCTTAATTTATTCACTTGGATCTAAAAACGATAATTTAATAGATCTTAACAAAGATCGACACGCGAAAATATTCAACAGCCTTGACCAGTTAAAAAGCGAAGGCTATATAAATGCATCCGAAAATGATCTATTTGCGATTACAGAGAACAAAAAAGTAGGATTATTAATACACTAAAAAAACGTAAAAAAATGAAGCTACCAGTTAACAAAGAAAAAGTTTTATACTACACTATAAAACAGGATCAAAAGGTAAAAGGTTTATTTGGATCTAGAGTAAAGCAAATAACCTATAAATTCAGTACTTATATAAAGGCTCTCGAATTTGCCGTACACGAACAAACAAAAGTAATTACGGCCCACATATGCGAAGGTGTAGAAATAAAGCGGTATCCCTTCAAGCATATGCTCACACGTAACCAGTTTATAAGACAGGCCGAAATTAATCCGATGCACTATATTGGCACACGTTTTCCGGAAGCGATTAACCTAGATCACTATTATATATATTTATTTAACACACGTCAATTTCATAAACTTAAAAAAGCATAACGATATGGAAACAACAGAAAATAACAAAATAGATCTACTTCATAATGATCTGAGGGAAATTTTAATGAAGTATAATAGCCCCGAATATGGGGATTGCATAATTGACGAAATATGTGATTTATTTAATTATCCATTAACTAATGATGAATACGATGAAGTAATGAAACAAAACGTAACAAAGTGCCTCCAAGAAGGCGAACAACTTAACAACTTTATAAACTACTTAAAAAAATAACAAACCAAACAAACAATGAAAGCCGTATCTATTCGATGCGGTTTTTTTTGTGCCTTATTGTTTTACTGGACAGCTTACCTGGATCGCTTATTTGGACAGCTTAAATAATACTTACTTATTTACGGCCTGTTTAACGCAATATAATTACTCTACCTATATAAGTATACCAAATAAATATTATAGTACATTAGATCGCTTAATATGAGCTTACAATACATTTAATATACATATATAGGCCCTTATATATTTTAATTATTTAATTTACATAAAATAAAACTTTCATTTTATATATATAATTATTTATATACATATAAATTTATTAGTTTAAATATACAGGTATATATATATCTTTATTATAAAAAACTTATATGTATATATATTTTTTTTCATTCATACATACATAACACAATAACTATGTATATAAATATTTATATATATAGATAGGGGTATGGGTTGATATTTGAAAAATATACTACGTAC